GGTTCATCAAACGTAGCTATAGGCGTGCAAACGGGTCAAAGCGCAACAGGTAATTATAATTCTCTATTAGGTCACCAAGCCGCTCAATATTTGACAAGCGGTAGCAATAATACTGCTTTAGGTTTTGAAGCAGGAAGGAACATCACAATAGGCGGTAATAATGTTGTTATAGGGTATCAAGCAATGGATGCAAATACTGATGGAAATGACAACGTAGCAATAGGCTATCAAGCTTTAGAACAAGAAACAAGTGGTGATAGAAATACTGCTATTGGTTACCGAGCATTATATGCTCAAAACCAAACTTTTGCCGCATCGAACGTCGCAGTAGGTTATGGTGCGGATGATGCAAACCTTACTGGATTTCAAAGAACTTGTATAGGTACTCAGACTGGTGCAGTTGGGCAAGGTCCATCTGGGCAAAATATTACTAATATTGGTTACGCTGCTCAAGAAAGTAGCGATAGCGCTGCAAATGAAGTTACTTTAGGTAATTCAAGTGTAACAGCTTTAAGATGTCAAGTAACAAGCATTACAGCTATATCTGATGAAAGAGATAAAACAAATATTGAAGACTTACCTTACGGATTAGACTTTGTAAACTCTTTAAAGCCTAGAAAATTTGTTTGGGACCATAGAGCAGAAACTAACAGAGATGGAGAAGAATTTTATAGTTCTAAAAAAGGCACTAAAGATATAGGTTTTATTGCTCAAGAATTACAAGAAGTAGATGATGAAAACCTACAACTTGTTTACGATAGCAATCCTGACAAACTAGAGGCAAGTTACGGTAGACTAATACCTGTACTTGTACAAGCAATAAAAGAATTAAAAGCAGAAGTAGAATTATTAAAAAATAAATAATGTTTAAAAACACAATTACATCAGAGAACACCCCGGACAGCCACAAAGCTGTTATTGTAAATCAAGTTGATAGTCAGCTAGCAGAAGCTGCAGATGAAGAAACTTCAGCTGAGCAAGTGCAAGTTCTTAAAGACCACTTTCTTTGGTTACTATCAAACGACTTTTATAAAGACGAATGTAGTGCTGAGCAAATATTAGCTATGGAGTCGTATTTACCAGCTGATTACGCGGACCAATACGAAGATTTACCAGAGTAGAAAAGTAAAATATAGTGTAACTATATTATTATAAATTAATTAAATTAAATAAAATGGCAAAAATTACTGATAAACAATTAGAAACCTTACAAGGTCAAAATACTAAACTAAGTGAAATACTTACTCAAATAGGTGTTTTAGAATCAAATAAACACGCACTTCTGCACGAAATAGCTGGGGTAAATAAAGACTTAGAAAAGTTTAAAAAAGATCTTGAAGAAGAGTACGGAGCAATCAATATTGATATGTCTACAGGAGAATACACTATTATCGAAAAAGAAGATGAAGGTGAATTAGCTGTGGTAAAAGCAGAAGACTAAAATGGATTCTGTTATAAGAAAGATCAGTATTGGTTCTGATTATAAAAACGATGCTATGCATTACTCTGTAGGCCAACAAGTTTATGGTGGCCACGAGATTGCGTATATTTTATTTGATGATCAAGATAGTTCTTATAATATTCATATAAAGAAAAACAACGAGGTATTGCCATGGAAGAAGTTTAATTCCCACATGGCAGTATCTGTTGAGTATGATTTAGAATATTAATGAAAAGTGTATATGATTTTATCATAAAGCCAGTTGGTAAGGTTTATGATAATTCTATAGATGTAGATGGCAAAGAGCTTTTACTAAATACTAGTATTGAAAAACATAAGTTTGTAAACAACAAAGCTATTGTAGTTTCAACGCCACTTGCTTTTGATACGCCTATAGAAGAAGGCGATGAAATTATAGTTCATCATAATATCTTTAGAAGATATTATAATATGAAAGGTAAAGAGGTTAACAGTAGTAAGTTTTTTAAAAACGATCTTTACTTTTGTCAAATAGATCAAATATATTTATATAAAAAAATATACAAATGGTACGCGTTTGCTGATAGATGTTTCGCTATGCCACTTGAGAATAATAACGATCTAGAGCTCGATAAAGAGCAAAAGCTTATTGGTGTATTGAAATACGGTAATAAGTCCTTAGAAGCTAAAGGAATAAACGAGGGAGATACTATAGGCTTTACACCTAACAGTGAGTTTGAGTTTATTGTAAATAACCAAAGGCTTTATTGTATGAAATCAAATGATATTGTAATTAAGTATGAGCACCAAGAAAACCAAGTTGAATATAATCCAAGCTGGGCAAAAAGCAGTTGAGGAATTAATTAAGGTAGCTAAAGAACCTATTGTAGATTCAGATGATGACATTTCGGCTGATCGTTTAAAAAACGCGGCTGCAACAAAAAAGTTAGCTATATTCGATGCGTTTGAAATACTCAATCGTATTGAAGAAGAAAAAAGTATGCTTGATAATAAATCAGGTGATAGCAAACAAAAATCCTTTCAGGGTTTTGCAGAAGGTAGATCTAAATAATGTACAAACAAAATTTATTTACTGTACTTACAGATCACATAAAACCTCACGTGCTTAAAAGAAATAACAAAAGCAAGAAGTGGGAGTACGGTTATAACAAAGAACATGACATAGTTGTTATAAGTAAGACTGGTCAAATAGGTGATGTATATAAAATACAAAACCTTAAAATAGCATTACCACCTTTTAAAGATAAACTAAATAAGGATAAAGACAAATGGTCTAGAGAAGAATATCCTAAAGAATTAAATAAAATAAAAAGTGTATTTGAGTGGAATAAATACCCAGAGCACTTTAAAGAAAGATGGTATGAGTATATTGACGAAGAATTTAGGCGTCGTGACGAAGGTCATTGGTTCAATAACAAAGGTGTTGCTACTTATCTTACTGGTACTCATTACATGTACTTGCAGTGGAGTAAGATTGACGTTGGGGCAGCAGAATTTAGGGAGTCAAACAGATTATTCTTTATATTCTGGGAAGCTTGTAAAGCAGACTCGCGATGCTATGGCATGTGCTACCTTAAAAACAGACGGTCTGGCTTTAGCTTCATGGCATCAGGGGAAACTGTTAACCTTGCAACAATATCTAGCGACTCGAGATTCGGTATATTATCAAAATCAGGGGCTGATGCTAAAAAAATGTTTACCGACAAGGTAGTACCTATATCAGTAAACTACCCGTTCTTTTTTAAACCAATACAAGACGGTATGGACCGTCCTAAAACAGAATTAGCATATAGAGTACCGGCTTCAAAGTTAACTCGCAAAAAGTTAGATCAAGGTGAAACACCTGAAGAAGTTGTAGGACTTGACACTACTATTGACTGGAAAAACACAGGTGATAACAGCTATGATGGTGAAAAACTAAAGCTGCTCGTGCACGATGAATCAGGTAAATGGGAAAGACCTGATAACATATTAAACAACTGGAGAGTTACAAAAACCACTCTTAGATTAGGTAGCAGAATTGTAGGTAAGTGCATGATGGGTTCAACAAGTAACTCGCTTGATAAAGGCGGTGAAAACTTTAAAAAATTATACTATGCATCAGATGCTACCAAAAGAAACCGCAATGGACAAACTAGCTCAGGACTATATTCTTTGTTTATACCTATGGAATGGAATTACGAAGGATTCATTGATACTTATGGACACCCTGTCTTTGATACGCCGACAAAATCTGTTGAAGGATCAGATGGGCTTCAAATTGAAGTAGGTGTTATAAACCACTGGGAAAACGAAGTTGAAGGTTTAAAAGGTGATCAAGATAGTTTAAACGAATACTATCGTCAGTTTCCCAGAACTGAGCAACACGCGTTTAGAGATGAAACAAAAGACTCTTTATTTAATCTAACTAAGATATACGAGCAGATAGACTATAATGAAGAATCTGACAATTCTAAACTAGTAACAAGAGGAAATTTTATGTGGAGCAATGGTGTTAAAGATACCACGGTAAACTTTATACCTAGCACCAATGGAAGGTTTTTAGTTTCATGGGTACCACCTGTAGAATTACAAAATCGTGTAATAATAAAAAATGGAGTTAAATACCCTGGTAATGAACATTGCGGTGCTTTTGGTTGTGACTCTTATGATATATCAGGAACAGTAGATAATAGAGGTTCTAAAGGTGCTTTGCATGGCCTTACTAAGTTTAGTATGGAAAACGTTCCGGTTAATATGTTTTTCTTAGAATATATATCAAGACCTCCAACGGCTGAAATATTTTTTGAAGATGTACTTATGGCATTACACTTTTACGGTATGCCAATACTTGCAGAGAACAATAAACCAAGACTTTTATATTATTTAAAACGTAGAGGTTATAGAGCTTTCTCAATGAACAGACCGGATAAATTAAAATTGTCTGTTGCAGAAAGAGAGATAGGCGGAATACCTAACTCATCAGAAGATATTAAGCAAGCCCATGCTGCTGCTATTGAATCTTATATAGAAGATCACGTTGGGCTTAAAGAAACTACGTATGGTAACATGTATTTTCAAGAAACGTTAAAAGACTGGTCTAAGTTTAATATAAACAATAGAACTAAGCACGACGCTTCTATTAGTTCGGGCCTAGCAATAATGGCTTGCAACAAAAACAGGTATACACCTGTGAATGTAGTTAAAAAAAATATTGTTCCTTTGGGCTTCAAGAAGTTTGATAACCAAGGTAGTATTTCAAAAATAATAAAATAGATGATTTATACTAATTCTAGTAGCACTTTTCCAAGTCAGGTAGTACCAGACGCAGAGAAAAAGACTTATGAATATGGTTTAGCCGTAGCGAAAGCTGTAGAGGACGAATGGTTTAGAGGAGACAGAGGAACTTTAAATGGCGGTAGATTTGGAACAAACTGGACAAGGTTTAATGATTTAAGACTTTACGCTAGAGGAGAACAAAGTGTAGCAAAATACAAAGACGAATTATCTACTAATGGTGATTTATCTTACCTTAATTTAGACTGGAAACCAGTGGCTGTATTATCTAAATTTGTAGACATTGTAGTTAACGGTATGACAGATT